AAGGTTCGTATGAAGTCCAAAGGTGCAGGTAAATTAAGAGTAAAACAAATGCCTAATGGTGTTAATGTAAATGATATAAGAGTATTTTTACGAGAGTATGAAATATCCTGTGGCGAAAAAGTAGATTGTTTATTAGTAGACTACTTAGATTTAATGATGCCCATAAGTGCTAAAGTAAGTGGTAGTGATTTGTTTATTAAAGACAAATATGTATCTGAGGAATTGCGTAACTTAGCAATGGAGAAAGACTTATTATTTGTTACAGCCTCCCAGTTAAACAGAGGGGCAGTAGAAGAAATAGAATTTGATCATCATCATATTGCAGGTGGTATTAGTAAAATACAAACAGCAGATAATGTTGTGGGTATTTTTACAAGCAATGCTATGCGAGAAAAAGGTAGATATCAGATACAGTTTATGAAAACAAGAAGTAGTAGTGGTGTAGGTACAAAAGTAGATTTAAAGTTTGACCCGGATACATTAAGAATTGTGGACTTAGAAGAAGGCGATGAAGATTCCATGACAGTAACTACTGGAAATCTAGTTGAACAACTTAAAAGGGGTAATAGTATTAAAGCAGACGAACCTTCAGCACAGGATACAGTATCACAAGCAATGAACATGCGAGAGTTCCTAAAGAAGAACGACATATAAATGATAAATAGCATTATACATATTTTTTGGAGATGATGTGAAGAAGACTCGCAGTATATTAGAAGAATTAAATCAAATTTCAGTTGATCGTGATAGAAATCATGTCGTTTCTAATAGAGGTGAACATGTTATTGCCAGTGCTATAAGTTTATTAGAACAAATAGATCGTTATTATGATCCTGCAACAGCAAAGGATTTAACAAATAGATTAGTAAATAGCATTAAAGGTCGAGATGGCAAAAAATTCTCCAGGGGTATTACAAAGGTAATTAAAGAATCCCAAAGAGAAAAAGATGCTAATTAACCAAATACTCACAGAAGCAGAACTTAACCCAAACGCCATAGATTGGGAAATTGAGATGTCTAAAATTCCGGATCAATTTGAACTCCTTATAGGTAATTTGACCGTTCGGTGGTATGCAAATCAAAACAATTGGGGAGTCAAGAACTCAAGTAACGGCTCTTTTGTAATGTTAGAACCTAAAGCCGCTACTGACATAAAAGGCAATCCATTACGTGATGCAAATGGAAACTTCATCAAAACAAAATATCATAAAACATGGAGACAATGGACAAAGGGGGCTATGGGTAAATTAGATGATTTTAATAAAGATGGAGACAGTAGTGGTTCCGGAAATCCTGCAGATCCTGAACCTCTTAAAGATAAAACAACAGTCGAACTAGTGAAGGGTGATCCTGATAAGAAATTTGTATATGATCTAAATAAGAATAAATGGTATAATACAAAAACTAGAAAAGAAGTAGATTCAAATTCTGAAGCACACAAAATTTTAATGGGGAAAATGGGATTTAAGCCTGATGGGAAAACTAAGTTGTCACCTAAAGATACATCAACTCTCGTGACAAACATTCTTACAAGGATAGGCCTTCCAGATTTGCAAAATTTAGGACTTGCAAGTCAAGTAAAAGCAAGAAACGCCGGTGGTAGAATAACAGGAAAATTAGGTGATTGGCTAGGTAAGAAAATAGGTCCAAGCATGGCAAACGCATTTATGGGATTGGCACCTTTTAGTAGCACTAAAGATATAGACCAATTAATAAAACAGTTACAAGACCCGGAAGAAGATAACGAAGAAAAAGATTACGATGATATATTTGGGGTTGAGCCAACTGATAATCAAACAGAATTAGATAAGCAATTTGATAATTCTAAAAATAAAAATCCTGATATTGAGCTCGGTTCAGTTGTGACTCACAAGTCATACCCAAATAAAAAATTTAAATGGGAAAAAAGAGAAAACGGCCAATTAAATTGGAGAGACGAGACAGGTAGAATACATACAGTATTACCAAACGTACATAAATCTATAATAGATAATTTAACATCAGAAGATCTAGAACAATTAAATAAAGGAGAAAATATTAGTATTAATAATAAACCTTTAACATCCGGACAACTATTTCATGCTAGACTTTATGCTGTTTATCATCAAAAGAACAAATAGTCATGAAGTTTCTAGATATTTCTAAACCTTTAATTACAGGTATTTTATTAGAAGCCGAAAATAAAAATACTCACTTAGAGCATTTGGAAGATCATATATTTAACAAAGGATTTGAAGGAGCCAAAGAGGCAGTTGCTTATCTTTACAGTCTCCATGAAATGTTAGAAGGAAACGCACAAACACCAGTTAGTATGACTACAAAATGGGACGGAGCACCAGCAATTATATGTGGTAAAGATCCTGAAACAGGTAAATTTTTTGTAGGGACTAAGGGCGTATTTGCACAGAAACCTAAAATAAATTTTACAGATAAAGACATAGAAGAAAATCATCCAGCAGAAGGATTACAAGATAAACTTAAACTTGCATTAAAGTATCTAAAAGGATTAAATTGGAATACAGTAGCACAAGGAGATATGTTATTTTCCAAAAGCGATTTACAAACAGTAACAATAGATGATGACGTTTGTATCGTATTTAAGCCTAATACTATTGTATATGCAATACCCACTAGTAATGATTTAGCAAAAGAAATATCTAATGCAGAAATTGGTATAGTGTGGCATACAGAGTATGTAGGAGGGCCTACATTAGCCGATACAACGGCTAAATTTGGTTTTGATAGTAGTGTACTAGGTAATAGTAATAATGTTTGGCATAGAGATGCTTTAATAAAAGACTTCAGTGGTACAGTTACATTAACAAAAGAAGAAAGCACACTCATAATTAATTCTATCAGTGAAGCAGATAACTATTTAAAAACTATAAAACCTGATACATTTAAATGGTTAGAAAGTGGTAACGACATAATAGGTAAAGATTTTTTACAGCAACTTAAGGCTCATGTAAATAATAATATTAGAGCAGGCGCATTTGATGAACCCACAAAGTTTGCACAAGGATTTATACAAAAGTATATTGGGTTCATGGATAAAAAGATAGAAAAATATAAAACAGATGCTAAGAAAGTAGAAACGGATGCTAAGAAAGTAGAAGGTGTAAAGTTTATAAGGCAAAACTTAAAAAGCATTGTTAGTGTGTATGATCTTTATTTAAAACTTATTACTTCTAAAGTAAACATAATTAAAAAGTTAGAAACAATTAGACAGTTACCCACATTTAAAGAAACTGAAAACGGATATGAAGTAACAGGCGAAGAAGGATTTGTCGCAGTGGATAGAATGGGAAATGCATTAAAATTAGTAGATAGATTAGAGTTTAGTAGACTAAACTTCGGAACAGGAATGCCAGGCAAATAAAATGGATTTTAAACTAATAGACAAAGAAATATCAGAAGCAAGGTTATACAGGACTACCAGGAACTTTGAAATATATAACGGAAGAGAAATTGCAGATTTACTTTATTTAACATCTTTAGTAACCTTTATGATGGCAAAAGATGAAAAGCAAGAAGCATTTGCTAGATCCTATGCAAAACAAACGGCACAATATGGAAAGTATAATTTTTTTAGAAGCCATGCAACAGACTTATACCTATTAGCATACCAAGTAAGTGACCCAGATAATAGAAATATAAAATTAAAAAATTCTATAGAAAGTAAAAGGTTTCTGAAAAGTTGTAAATTTAATGACAGACATCATTGGAACTTTTTTACTAAATTAGGACAAGGACGAGAAAACTCCAACGATAGTATTGTATATTTTATGCGACTAGAAAAACAATTAAAAATAAGTAATGCAAAATATAAACAATTTCGTAGGTTTATTACAGATTGGAAAAATTTAAAATATCGTTCTAAACAATTAGTAGTTACTCAGGTTATACAAGAATTTAGAAGAATAGGTAGAGGAAGTGAAATGATTAATCCTTTATCAACAATGACAAAATACAAAAGTTATAGAATGTCTGACAAATATAAAAAA